GGCGCGGTCAAACACCTCTTGCTGTTGCTGCGCGATGAACGTCAGCCGGTCCAAGGCATCCTCGTGGGCAGCGGCCGGGAACGGGTCGTTGGCCACATAATCAGTGGATTGTGTCAGGGTCAAACTACGTTTGATGACAAGGGTCTCGCCGCTAGCAGGCGCAGTAACCATAGTAACGGCACCACCGCCCGCATTGCCAGCGCCCGACACAGTGTAGTCTGTCGTCAGAGTCTTGGTTGACTCAGCGCCAGTCGCGTCGGTACGCACAATAACCGTCAGGTCTGCGTCTGCGAAGATTTTGAAAGTATAAGCAAAAACAGTGGTGCTGTTGTCACCACTGTAGCTTACCTTGGTTGTTGAGCTGCTGACTGTCATGCGTCACTCCTTGGGTACTTTATACCTTAACTAGCTGCCTACAGCAAACTCGCTCGGCGGAAGGTAAAACTCACTGCCGGTCTCTCGCTCAATACGCCTTTCCAAGCGGCGCATGTAGCCTGGATTCATCATTTCTGAGATGCCATGCAGGAACATGTAGTCTATGCCCATCTTGAGGTAAAACAGGTTTGCGCCAGGCAAGTTCCTAAAGAAAAAATTAACAGCCTTTTCGCCAGCTTTGTCCAAGTTGCCAGACATCATGTTGCCGTAAATTCGGGCAATATCATCCGCTGTGCCAAATGTGGGGCCAGCGAGAGTCTGTGTGAGTGACTGCCCATAGCGATTGTATTCACCAAACAGGAAGTCGCCGTAAATGCCAGCGCCACCACCCGCGACAAACGCCTCTGTGAAGCTTTTGAACGCCCTCTCGCGGCTAAACACCTCTCGCGGCTCACGCCCCTTGAGAACATCTTTGGTGGCATTTGCTATATAGCCCATGATTGTCGTCCCAACGATAAGCTGCGCAATGCCTATTGCGCCGGACCGGCCCACAGCCTTCTGGCCATAATACTGACGCTGTAACCCCTTGGTCACAAAAGTGATGGGGAATGACTTGAACTGCATAAACATGCGTATGGCTTCACCGACAGGTGTGCCGCGCTTTGTGCCTTGGTTCATGATGGCACGTTCCCGTGCGCCGGGCGTAGGCACAGCCGCATCCGCACTGTCTGCGTAGTAAGCTGCAATCCTTGTACGCAAATCATCCCGAAACTGCTGTCGCATCTCTGGTGTTATGTTTGTCCGCTGGAACCTCACCGATGCCGCAGCATCCAAGGCGGCGTCGTCAATCTCATCCACCATTGATGGGAATACGTACTCGCGCCCGTCCGGGCCTTGGCGGTCTACACCACGGAACAACGCCAGTTCCTGCGCGTTTATGTCGTACAGTTCAAGCGTTTTGCGAAGCTCAATGGGCAAGTCATCAAACCTTTTGCCCACGTTCTTGGCCAAGTCCGCTGCAAGTATTTTGGCAACGCCGTCTTTCTGGGCGCTGTTCCAAAACTGCATGCCGTTCAGCTTAAAATAGGTTTGTTGTGCCTTGGTCATCATACCGGGCAACTGGTCATCTGCCGCCCACCGCGAGTGTATGCTGCCGAGGAACGTGTCAACACCCGTGCCAAGGTAATACGAGAACTCGCGCTTTTGCGTGTCTGTAAACCCGCGCATTACATCAAGGATGGCTTCGTTGTAGGACTCGAAGAAGCTACGCCCTGTTTCCCGCTGCAACAACGTTGCCTTGGACCCGATGTCTGAGAATGAGGAAATTGTGGCAAATCCCAGCTTTGACATGTTTTGTAGAGCCCGAAGAGACCCAGCCACTGCGGTCATGTCTGCCCCAAGAACCTTGGTCTGTGCAGCGCCAACAGCGCGAGTTGTGCCATCAAGCTCCTTCAAGGCATTGCGCAGTCGACGCGCACCCGTGTCCGTAATGTCGGGCCGGTTGCGGATAAAAGTCTCGAGCATGGCTTCTGGATTTGTGCCAAGCACCTCCATAAGCGCAATGGACTGAGCGTCATTGGATATACCGTCTAGCACGGATGTAATCAGGTTCTTGCCAGAATATTTGTTGGCGTACTGGTAGCTGGATTTGCCGTCCCTAAAGTGCAGGACACGGGAGCCGCTGAGTTTCTTGGCTAGGTTGGCCGGGCCTTTGAACGCGGTCAGTGGGTCAACCTTGCCGTCTTCGCCAGTCACAGACGACGTTTTCTGGAAGTTGCCGCTCTCAAGGTGGTTGTAGGCTTCACGCAAGAAAGCCTTGCGCCCGGCTTCGCCACCGCGCACCCCGTCAAAAGTCTTTTCTACGTCCAGCAAAGGAACGATGTCGTTGTACCATTGGTCGAACCCTGCATCGCGCAGGCGGTTCGGGTCATGCCGCTGGCGCACAACATAGCTTGCCAACTCGCCAATATTCGCGCCGTTCCTGTTCTTGCGGTCGAGGAGGTTCTTCTGAACACGCTGGATAGCTTCTGCAATCTGCCGTGCCTCTGCGTTGCCCGACGTGCCAAACCCGTCGAATAGTTCCTTGTAAATCATCTCATCAAGCTGCGAGGACTGGAACAAGCCAACAAGGTCGTTCTTCTGCAACTCTGCAAGCAGCAGGCCAGCGCCGTCGTTCTGGATGCCCTGCCGCCTTGCGTCGATGCTCATCCGGCCACCCTTGTAGTTCTTTACCGAGCCAACAAGAATGTCGAGCAAGGCGTCGTCAGCAGACCCCTCATAGTTGTCAATGGCCTGCTTGAGCAATGCAGCACGTTTCTGGTTAATCAGGAAGTTACGCTTTTGGATGGCAGCACTAATCTTGGCCTGCTGATGTATTTTCAGTCTGCGCTCAAGTAATTGATTTTCTTGGGATTGTGAGTAAATCTTGCCCTGCTGCTTCTCAAGGTCATCCACAAAAGCACCAAGGATGTCCGCTGCTTCTTCTTCGTCAATCTCAAAGCCAGCCTGGCGCATTGCGTCAATGATGTCTTGGGTACACGCTTGCATTATACTTTCCCTGTCAAACAGATTTGCGCTGCTTGCAGCCCCTTCTCATAGCCAGCCTCGGCCTTTTCGGTGAGGCGGTTGAAGACTTGGATTTGTTCCTGCGCCGCTTCGTCCAGCAACTCATCGTCTATAAGGTAGCGTATGTCTTCCTCAAGCAGTTCGTTTTCTTCTTGCAGCCGTTTAAGTGGCTCGTCGTCAAACCGGGCCTCAATCTCCTGAGCCTCGCGCATACGCTCCACAAAGTCATCAACGTCAGGGTTGCGTCCAATGTCTTCCTGCTGCTCCTTGCGCAGTCTGTAAAACTCTTCCTCCGTCAGCCCGTCCGGCACATCTTCTGGCACTTCATCAAGACGTGACCGCTGCTCTAAAAGTCGCCCGATTTGCTGGTCGGTGTAGCCCTTGGGGTCAATGCGGTACTTCTCAAGCTCGTCGTTGATTGCTCTGGCTTGTTCCAGACGCGCATCAAAGTCTGCGTCACGCTGGGAGTATACCGGCGTTTCCTTTGTGTCCCGCGCCACAAGCTCCAGCAAGTCATCAACAGTTGAGCCTTCTGGCAAATAGCCAGCCTCCTCTGCCGCCTCCCTGGCCCTGTCCAAAGGTTGCTTGTCTTTGCCCCTCTTGGCGCGGAACAGGCTCTTGTCCCCGCCGCTGCGCTCAAGCAAGTCGGTAGCAAGCGGGTCATCTCCTTTAATGCCACCAATGCCTCTGATGAACTCCCTGATGCTCTTGGGGCGCTCACTAGGCACAAGTAGGGGACGCAACACGTCTGGTATGCGCTTGCCCTTCGGGCGCATGTCCAAATCAGGCGTCTCGCCAATGCTTTCGTCCACGACATTTGCGCCACGGAAAGCCGGGTCATTGCGCAACTGCGAGTCAGCTTTTATTAGCGGCTCAACGTCAACCTTCCTGCCATCGGCAAGTTGGGCTACCGCCGTCTGCAAAAGAGCTTTCTTTGTTTTGAGCCGTGAGCGTGACACTGCGTCACCGATTGCACCGCCGACAGCATGAAGTCCGCCGCCAAGCACAGTGCCAAAGGCCACGTTAAGCATACTGTCAGCCAGCGTGTAGTCTGCGTCCTGTTCGTACCGCGCAGCGCCATAGACAATAGGCTCAAGCGCAGCCGTTCCCACGGCACCCTCTACAGCGCCTCTGGCAAACCTACCGCTGGCAGTGACTGGCCGGGCAACAGCCATGCCCAAACGAGCAGCGGCCACACCGGGTATGAAAGCAGCACCAACGGCTAATGGGTCAAGCATGCTTGCGACCAAGCCCACACCAAGCTGTGTTGCGCCAAGGCCCACACCACCACGGGAGCGTGACAGGATAAGTTTCCGCTTGGAGCGCACATCATAGCGTTCAGCCAATATAGAAGCGGCACCCTCGTAGATGCCGTCCTCTCCTACTGTGATGCCCTCCCGAAAGAACTCGCTCTCTTGGTACTCTTGCGGGGTCAGCTTTCGGCCCGTGTCGCCGCCAAAGAAAAGCTGCGTTGAGCGCAGTGCGGCGTTCATAGGGTTTTCATAGAAAGCCTGCTGGAAGGTGGCACCCAACACATCCATCGTGCCTGACTTTGAATAGTCAAAGTAATTCTGGCGCAGTGTGGGGTTATCCTGCTGTGGCGGGATGTAGATTTCCAGCATTACCGCAGCCCACCTATTAAGTCAGGCCGCTCCTGTCTGATTTCAGCCCCGGTGGCTAAAACCCTGTCTGGGCTTGTGGGCGCTACCATAAGACCCTGCACACCGCCTACCACATCTCTAAAGTATTCAGCCTCGTATTGGATGCGCTCCTCGATGTCAGCAAAGTCGTAGTACACCGGGAACTCGCCACGCTCACCGAACATGTTGACCTTCTTCATGACCACGTTGCCAAAGTCATCAAGCAGGACAGCGCCCTTGTTGTCGTCTGTTGTGTGCCAGCGACCGTTTTGCCTAACCTGTGATGCAAATATTCCGGCCCTAACCTCATCGGTGGTGCCTTCTGCAACACCAGCATCGCCCGGAATAATAGACTCGTTCTCAAGGAAACCTGGCTGGCGCAACTTCCTGTCTAGGAAGGACATGATGTCAGCGCTGGCTCCTGCCTGAGCCGCAGGGATGCGAACAGCGCCATCACCAGACTCTTCAAAGACAAATTGCTCTGTAATGACTCCGGCAGCTTTTTTGGCTGCTTGGCTTATGTCCATCCCTGCCACCACATAGGTTTGAGCCAGCTTGTAAATAGCTTGTTTCTGCTCAAAGACACTGTTTAGGCGGCCAGATGTGCTGGTCTGGTCTAGGTAGCCAGAGGCAGCATCACCAACAATGCTCTTCTGGTACTCTTCCAACTCCTTATCTACAGCGCTAGTTATGTCCCCCAGCTTCGTTGCGTCTATACCTTTTTCTTTTAAGTTGGCCTTTAGAACTTTGTCGTCCACACCTTCTGCGTTCAGAAGGTCAAGCGCACGAGGGTCACCCGGCCTAGACATGGCAATGTTTTGTGCGGCTGTAAGCCCGAGGTTGCGGGCTCCGCGCATAGCCAAACTGCGTTGCTCACCCTCCTCAAACTGACCAAAGAACTGCGCCATCAAATCCATCTTGCCAGAGGCGTCAGCCTGAGCCATGCCCGTGGAAAGCTCGGTAAACTGAAGCTTGGTAAATGGCCGGATAATTGACTCTTGCACACCAAGCTGTCGCTGATGCTCCACTATTTGTGAAGGTGTGGGCGCTTGGTTGTATTTTCTGAAATAGGAGTCATAGACGTAGCCGGCCGCGTCTTCCTGTATAAGCTCTTTTCTCTTGGCCATGGCAGTTTGCATGGCTTGGTACTCAGCCAGCGCATTTATCCTTTCTTCGGGTCGTGCGCTTTCCAAGAACTGCTTTTGCTTGGACATAAACGCCTGCACGTCCGCCTCTGGCGCAAACATCAAGTTGTCAGATGCGTTTAGCGCTGCATTAGTGCTACGCAAGTCAACTTCAAGTTTTGTAGCGGCGGCGAATTTGCCCAAGTTGCGCAGCTTTTCTGCGGCTACTAATCCGTCCTTGAGGGCGACTGTCCTGTTCGCGGAGTTTGTTTCTATTGTCAGTCCAGCCAAGGCACTAGCGCCTGCTGCCGTTGCGTCAGCCACAGCCACTGTCTCAAGCTCGTTAATATGGCTGGACAACATGCCAGCAAGACGTTCCTGCTCATCCAAAGTGTTCTGAGCATACCCGCCTTCGCCGTTAAGGATTTCATCTTTTAGGTCTTCAAAGAACGAAAGCGGTTTGGTCTCGTCCTGCATGAAGCCACTTATAACCTCACGCTGCACCTCAAAGCGGACACTCTCGGGGGTCCAAGAGACTTGTAGCCCCTGCTCCCGTGCCGACTCAAACAGGCCATCAAGCTCTTCGTTGTATTTGACAAGCATGTCGGGAGAGTCTTGGCTGTTGGCCATCTCCTTAACAAGAATCTCTGCCGCCTTGTTAAAGACATCGGTCTTGCGG